ATACAGATGATAATTTACCGAATGTTAACTACAATTTTAACGCTTCAAAACAAGCTAATTGTAAAATATTTATTGATAAAATCCAAATATTTAAAGGAACTTTAAGGATATTAGAGATTGTTATTGATAATAAAACCATTGAGTATCAATGCTCTGTGTTTGGGGAGTTGGGTGGATTTATAACTGCATTAGGAAATAAGAGATTAACAGGCAATAAAAATGTTGCTGATAATTTAGATTTTAGTGATTACGATCATATCTACGATGTAACTAATATTAAAGCAAGTTGGGATAGCGTTGCAGGATCAGGTTACTTTTATCCATTGATTGATTACGGAAATGTAAGTACAGACAAAGTTAACTTTCAAGTAAAGTCATTTCGTCCTGCTTTATATGTAGCGGAATATATAAAAAAGATATTTGAAAAAACTGATTACACATATACATTAGATTTATTACCTGAAGATCAGAATTTTTTTAATAGACTTATAATTCCACAGAATCAAAAGAGTTTAACAAAGACCACAAGCAATTTTCCAGTAGCTACAAAAACGACAGAGCAAATAATTACAGGCTCAAGCCTTTATAGGTTTACAACAGTAACAGGATCAGGATTAGTTGCAACGTCTTCAAATAGCGTATTCACTTATACAGGCGCAGCTTCTATTACCTTAAGTATGATTTATTCATTTTCAGGGGACGCAACAAGCGGAGTTTTTAATATTTTAAAAAATGGAGTAAGCGTTTATTCAGAAAGTTTTTCAGGTGGAGTTGGCGTCGGTGGAGGATTTGAACTATTGATAAACACAAATGACGCAATAAGTTTTAGGTTTACCAACACAGCACCAAATAGAGATGATCCACCTGTTACGATAACAGAGGGCGAAGTGTCTTTTTTCTCTGAATCTTCTGTGCCTGTTGATGTAGCTTATGGAGATCAATTATTTGTTAATGATACAATCCCAAAGGGTATATTTCAAAGAGACTTTTTTTTAAGCATTACAAAGATGTTTAATTTATATGTATATGAGGACACTTGGGATGATAAAAAGATAATGATAAAACCATATATTAATTTTTATCCCGAATCAAGTGCAACTGCTTTAGACTGGTCTAATAAAATAGATAGGGCAAAGCCTTTGAGTATCAAGCCAATGAGTGAATTAAACGCAAGATATTTTCATTATAAGTTTAAAGAGGATAATGATTTTTACAATGAGAATTATAAGAAAAAATATAATGAAAGTTATGGCGATAGAATTTTTGATACAGAATATGATTTTAGCAAAGAAACTGATTCGCTTGAAGTAATATTTGCGCCAAGTGTATTATACCAAAAGACAGGCACGGATAAAATATACCCTGCTATTTATAAGGTATCTGATAATAACACAAAAGAAAATTCAATGGATAGTGTTATCAGGATAATGCAAGCTAAAAAAATAACAGGCAGAACAAGTTATAATATATTAAATAGTTTAGCAGTCCTTGATACCCTTACTACCTATGGATATGGTGGGCATTTAGATAATCCTTTTGCACCTACAAATGATATTAACTTTGGCGTACCTTTTGAGATACAATTCAATGCTACAACTTATCCTACAACTAATGTATTTAATGCCTACCATAGTGAATACATAGCAGAAATAACAAGCAAGGATTCAAAGTTATTAACTTGTTCAGCTTTATTAGATACTGTTGACATTATGAACTTAGATTTTAGTAAGTTTTATTGGATTGATGGAGTATTATATAGGCTGAATAAAGTAGATGGGTTTAACCCAATGGAATACAAGACAACAAAAATTAGTTTATTAAAGGTTATTGAAACAAAATATTTTTTATAATGGCACAGAATTTAGATTTAAACATAAATGTCAATACCGATCAGGCAGGCAAATCAGTCGGATCACTTAAATCACAATTAAGGGAAGCGCAGGCGGAAGTGTCTGCGTTGGCGGATAAGTTTGGTGCTACATCTAAGGAAGCTATTGAGGCAGCAAAAAGAGCAGGGGAATTAAAAGATAGGATTGGCGATGCAAAGGCAATGACGGAAGCCTTTAATCCAGATGCAAAGTTTAAAGCAGTTACCGCATCCTTATCAGGAGTTGCTGGTGGATTTGCTGCGGTGCAAGGTGCAATGGGTTTATTAGGTGGCGAATCAGAGGATGTTCAAAAAATGCTTTTAAAGGTTCAATCTGCAATGGCTATTTCACAGGGCTTGCAATCTGTTGGAGAGGCGGTAGATAGTTTTAAAAACTTAGGTGCGGTTATAAAAAGTACATCCTTATTTCAACAAGCATATAATTTTATATTAGGACAAAAGGTTGTAGTTACAGAGGCAGATGTTATTGCAACCGAAGCACAAACAGTAGCAACAGTTGAACAAGGGGTTGCAACAGTTACAACTACCACAGCAGTTACAGGTGCTACAACTGCAATGAAAGCACTTAGGATTGCATTAATTGCATCAGGTATTGGCATATTAGTAGTAGCATTAGCATTAGCAGTACAAGCATTTTCTAACTATGTAGGTGCTGCTGCAAAGGCAGAGGAAGCACAAAATAAATTAAATAAAAAAATATCGGATGGTGCTAAAGTAGCTTTGGATGCGGAAAAAAATTTTTTAGAAGGTCAAGAAAAATTAGATATAGCTCAAGCAAAAGCAAAGGGTGCAAGTGAACAACAAATATTTGAAATTGAGCAAAAATATAGAAGGCTAAGAGCAGAATCACATCAAAGGCATTACGAGGAAGTTTACGGAAAAGATGCAAAAGCAGCAGAGGAAAGTAGCGCAGAAATCAATAAAATAAATATAGATGGTCAAGTAGCTGCATTTGAAAATGAAGCAAGGAAAAGAAAAGAATATCAAGAGAAAAAAGAAAGAGAGGAAAAAGAGGCAGCAGAAAAATTACAAAAAGATTTATTACAAAGTTATGAAGACTATTTAAAACGTAGAGAATTTGCTCGTAAAAATAGCGAGGGAATATATATAGATGACATAAGAAAATTTGAACAAGAAGATTCAAACGAAAGGGATAAAAAAAGAAATGATGAAATAGATAAAAATATAATATGGCAAAATAAGTCTTTAGCTACTATTAAACAAACTGGAGTTCAAATATTAGCAATAGATCAAGCAAATTCAGACGCAAAGAAAAAAATGGCTGAGGAGGAAAGGAATTTAAGAGTTAATGCAGCTTACGATATTGCAGATGCTGCAATGTCTTTAGGATCAATAATTGGTGAGCAAACAAAAGCAGGAAAGGCTTTAGGAATTGCAAGTGCTTTGATTAATACTTATACGGGAGCTTCTGAGGTTATTAGAGCAAAATCAACATTGCCAGAGCCATTTGGTACTATTCAAAAGATTGCGTCTGTTGCTGCTATAATAGCAACGGGTATGCGTGCGGTTAAATCAATAACTGCCGTTCAAGTTCCTGGCGGCGGTGGGGGAGGTGCTTCTGTTCCTTCAATATCAACACAAGCACCTATTTTGCCACAATTACCAAGTGCGCAAATGACACAATTAAATCAACAATCAATTAATGATTTAGGCAATCAGGCAGTTAGGGCATACGTTATTGAGACAGATGTTACAGGCAACCAACAAAGAATGGCAGCCATAAGACAAAGAGCAAGATTTAGTTAAACGATAAATATTCACAAATAAACTATTTAAAGATATGAATACAGAGATACCTATTTATATGTTGGACATTACAGATAGCATAGAAGATGATTCACAAGTTGATTTCATTGCATTAGTTGATCGTCCTGCAATACAAAAGAATTGGAACGCATTTAATAAAACCCAAAAATTTGAGGTAACAAATGAAGATCGCCGTATTATTTCGGGTGCTATTATGTTGGCTGATACGCCTATTTTCCGCAGCGATGCTACTTATGGCGATTACTATGTTGCTTTTAGTTCGGACACTATTCTTAAGATTGTACAGAAGTTTTTTAAAAAAGGCTTCCAAAGCAATGTGAATTTAATGCACGATTCTAAGCAACAATTTGAGGGGGTTACTTTATTTGAAAGTTTTATCTCTGATCCTTCTCGTGGCATTATGCCAATGAAAGGCTTTGAAGATGCGCCTGTTGGCAGTTGGTTTGGGTCTATGATCGTGGATAATGACGAGGCGTGGGCTAAAGTTAAAAGCGGACAAATAATGGGATTCAGCGTAGAGGGTTTATTTACCTATAAACCGAAGGAAGTAAACAAGGTTGCGTCTATGGTAGATGCAATCCAAAAAATATTATCACAAGTTAAGTGATAAACTATTTATTTTTTAACTATATAATAAAAAAAGTATGAACGCACAGGAAGCAATTTTAAAAATTAAGGCTTTGTTTGAGGACAACGCTGCGCCTGTTAAGGAAGATGAAGTTATTGAGCCTAAAGTTGAGGAAACTAAGGTTGAGATGGCAGAATATTCATTAATGGACGGAACTAAGGTTGAGATTTCAGCTTTAGAGATTGGCGGTTTAGTAACTATTGAAGGGCAACCAGCACCAGCAGGAGGTCATGAATTGATGGACGGCACAGAAATTACCTTAGATGAAAACGGAAAAATTACCGAAATCGAAACTAAAGTAGTGGAAGCAAGTCCAGAAGTTGACGTTGAAGCAGGTAAAGATTATGAAGATAAGAAGATGGAGGAAATGGCTGAAAAGTTTGAGGCAAAGATTGCTGAATTGACTGAAGCTAAAAACTTATCTGACGCAAAAGTTTTGGATTTAGAGAATAAGGTTAAGCAAGGATTTGCACAAGTAGCTGAATTGATTGAAGCACTTTCAAATACGCCAAGCGAAGATCCTATTAAGAAACCAAATAGCTTTAATGAGTTTGTAAACACAAAGGGCATTAAAGAACAAAGATTAGAAAAATATAGAAACGCAATTTTAAACACTAAAAATTAAATAAAATGGGATTTAACGTAGACGCATTAGCCGCTTATACAGAGCAAAACGAAGCCTTATTGGTAACTGATTCTGTATTAGGTGCAAAGACTGCAGCTTTAATTAAAAGCGCAGGTAACGTTATGGTAGGCGTAAAGTCTGCTGAAACAATTAACATTATGGACACAGACGCAATCTTCCAAGCAGGTGGATCTTGCGGATTTACTGCATCTGGTTCAACAACTTTTACTCAAAGAACAGTAACAGTTGGAAAAATTAAAGTAAACGAATCTCTTTGTCCTAAAGACTTAGAAGCTAAGTACTTACAAAAAGCATTACCAACAGGATCAATGTATGATTCTATTCCTTTTGAGCAAGAGTTTGCAGATAAGAAAGCAAAAACAATTGCTGCTCAATTAGAGGTTGCATTATGGCAGGGCGATACAACTTCAGGCAACGCAAATCTTTCTCGATTTGACGGACTTGTTAAGTTAATCGGAGCTGCTTCTGGTGTTGTAGCTGCTAACGCTTCTACTTTCATTAGTGGTGCGCCTTTAAGCACAATTACTGCTGCGAATGTAATCAGCATTTTTGATGGTGTATATCAAGCAATCCCTGCACAAGTTGTAGCTGCTGACGATATGACTATCTTCTGTGGTCAAGATGTTTTCAGAACTTACACAGTTGCATTAAAGAACGCAAATCAATTCCATTATTCAATTGATGTGAAAGCTGATAGCGAGTTCGTATTACCTGGTACTCCAATTAAAGTAATTGCTTTACAAGGTTTAAACGGAACTAACAAGGTTTACGCAATGCGTTTATCTAACTTGTTCTTAGGAACAGATTTGTTGAATGAAGAAGAAAAATTTGAAATCTTCTACGCAAAAGAAGCTGATCAAGTTCGTTTCGTATCTGAGTTCAAAATGGGTGTAAACGTAGCGTTCCCAGACGAGATCGTTAAGTTTATCTTAGCATAATTATTGGGGGGTTTAATCGCCCCCCATTTTTAATAAAATTTTAAATTTAATATTATGCCGTGTGCATTAACATCAGGATACACTTTAGACTGCCGTGATAGCTTAGGCGGTGTTACGGAAGTGTATTTTATAGAAGCAGCCAACGTAACTGCTACAACCGAAGCGAGTGGTGTAATTACCGCATTAACAAAGGCATCAGGTAAGAAGTTCTACAAATACGAGCAAGTAAAAGATACATCAATGATGAATCAAACTATTACTACTAACGTACAGAATGGAACAGTATTTTATGCACAGGAATTAATGGTTGTATTAAATAAATTACAAACCGCTACAAGAAACGAGATTTTATTGCTTGCTCAAAATACTTTGATTGCAGTAGTAAAGGATTCAAACGGCGTATATTGGTATCTTGGTAAAACAAGAGGATTAGATTTAACTGCTGGTACTGCTGGTACAGGTACTGCTCAAGGCGACAGAAGTGGATTCACTTTAACCTTTACAGGTGCAGAAGCCGCATTAGCTCCAAGCGTAGCTCAAGCAGTTTACTCTGTATTGACAACCGCAGGCGCATAAGTTTTTTCATAGGTTTATAGGTTTGCCGCCGTTCCTTCATTGGTTCGGCGGTTTTTTATTGTAGGATATGCAACAAATTAGCTTTTTAGCTATATAGATATATGATTAGGTTAACAAAGGGGGCAACCCAAAACATAATTTTAACCCTAACTGAAAAGCAGTTATTGACTAATCCAAACTATTTGTTTGTATTTACTAATAGAAGTGCAAATACAGAGGTTAAATTTGTTAGGTTAAATAACACAGACATAAGCCAATACAAGGACAGGTACAATGAGTTTAGTATTGTTACAAATACTAATTTTAGTACTGCCTTAAATGGTCAATATAATTACGATATATATGAGCAGACAAGTACGTCTAATCTAAATCCTGCTGGTTTAAATTTATTAGAATCAGGCATTATGGAGTTAGTCGGAACGCCTTTCAATTTCACGGAATATACTACAACGGACACTTATAAAATAAGACAATAATGGATTTAAGAGTACTAACATTTGCGGAAGCCAAGCAGCCTGAATTTAAAGAAAAGAAAGGCGAAGGGTACATTCAGTATGGCGATCGCAACGATTACCCAAATTACTTAGTTGAACTTTTTAATAAGTCAGCTAAACATAATGCCATTGTAAAAAGCAAGGTGCATTATATTACTGCAAATGGTTGGTCAGGAAGCGAGGAAGCACAGCCTTTTATTGAGCAAGTCAATAGAATGGAAAGCCTTGAAGATTTAACAAGAAAGGTATCTTTAGATGCCGAGTTATTTGGGGGTTATTATTTGGAAATCATTTGGTCAGTTACAGGTCAGTTAAGCGAAATTTGGCATTGTGATTATACTAAGATTCGTACTAATAAAGACAACACACAATTTTGGTATAAAGAGGATTGGGCAGATAGGAATGAAAAGGCGGAGGTTTACCCTGCTTTTAATCCTGCTAATCCATACGGCAAGCACATTCTTTACATAAAAGAATACCGCCCAAATATGGGTTACTATTCTTTGCCAGGTTATTTTGGTGCGCTTAATTACATAGAATCAGATATTGAAATATCTAAGCACGTTTTAGGTAATGCACAGACAGGGTTTTCTGCAAGTAAACTTATTACGTTACCTAATGGCGAGCCTTCGGATGATGAGAAGCGCAATATTGAAAAACGCTTTACAAATAGATTTAGCGGATCAGATGGCAAGAAGTTTATTTTAGCTTTCGTAAATGATAGTGCAAGAAAGCCTATCGTTGATGATTTGGGAACTTCTGATATTACAAAAGAAGATTTCGGGCGTGTAGATTCTTTGATTCAAACTAATATATTTTCAGGGCATCAAATTACTACGCCATCAATCTTTGGTATTGCAGAGGCTGGTAAGTTAGGCAGCCGTTCAGAAATGAGAGACGGCTATGAGATATTCAAAAATACTTATGTTAATAGTAAGCAGATGCACCTTGAAAGTGTATTTAATATGCTATTTAAATACAGAGGTATTGAAGATGCTGATTTAAAAATTATACCTACAGAAGCAATTGGAATTGAATTGACAGAGAATGGTTTATTACAAATAATGTCTAAAGACGAACTTAGAGATAAAGTTGGATTGATGGCACTTGAAGAAAAAACATCAGCAACAAATCAAGACGTTATTAATGCAATAAATAACTTATCGCCTTTAGTTGCAAATAAAGTATTGAATCAGTTAACACCAAATGAGCTTAGAGCATTAGTTGCTTTACAACCAAAAGAAGGTGGCGAAGATATACAAGTAGCACAACCAGAAGCATTTTCAGACGATTTCAGCGTGTTTTTTGAGTTTGGCGAGGATAAGGCTTCATACAATATTTGGAAGTCAAGAACTCGTTTTAATGATGATTCTGAATATCAGCTATTTGCAGAGGTAAATCAATTGCAAGCCAATGTGCTTGATTTGATGGCTAAGGATAAAAGAATAACGCCAGAAGTTTTGGCGACTACCTTAGATCAAAGCGTTAATACTATCAATGAAGTGATTAAAAAATTGATTGATGACGGGCATATTCAACCAAAGCAATACACAATAGGTACAGGGATTGATGAAAATGTAATTACAGAGCATACTTTGACAGAGCCATTAAAGGATATTTTAGAAAAGATTAAGCCACAGACAACGGAATTGCTGATAAGATATTCCTATGAATGGAAATCAGGATTTAGTAAATCAGACATAGATACAAGCCGTCCTTTTTGTGTGGCTTTATTAGAAGCAAAAAAGCTATATAGCCGTAGCGAAATAGAGTTAATGAGTGCAAGGTTAGGTTATTCGGTTTGGGATCGTAAAGGCGGTTGGTACACAGAATCAAGTGGCAAACATAGCCCAGAGTGCAGACATCAATGGGTTTCAAACATAGTAACAAGAAAAAAATAATGAGCAAGAATACTTTATTTATATCAGTCCAGTCAATTAAAGACAGAACAGGATTGCACGCAAACGTAGATGAAAAATTAGTATTGCCTGAAATCAAGACGGCGCAAGATATGTATATTTTGCCTGCTTTGGGATCGGCACTTTACAATGAATTACAAACGGCTGTTGATACCAATACATATACAAATTTACAAACGACTTTATTAGATGATTACATAGTAGATACATTAATCTATTTTGTAATGTCTGAATTACCGCAAGGCTTATCGTTTCAGTTTTATAACAAAGGGCTTTTAAGAAAGTCAGGCGAAAATCAAGAAAATCCGTCAATGCAAGATATGATTGATGTGGCTAATAGATACAAAGCCAGAGCAGAATTTTACAAGCAAAGGTTAATTAAATACCTAAAACAAAACAATGCTTTATATCCTAACTATTTAAACTTTGGTAGCGGCATTGATTCAATCAAGCCTGATAATGAAGGTTACACAGTTTCAATGTATTTAGGGGATGCTTGTTGCAATGATGATGATTACGAGGGTAAACGTAAAAGAACTTTTGAGGAAAGGTATCAGGGTAATATTGGATGCTGCTAATATGAGTAAACAAGTAACTATAAAAAACCAAAATAAGCTAAAAGTTTATTTGGAAAAAGCTAAAAAGAATGACTTTGAATCAAATCGTCAGCGAACTGACAAAGATAGGAAACGACCACGAACAAATTAATTTTGTTTATTTTGGCGATGTCTGGGAACGATTAAGCAATGGCGAGGTAACTTATCCTGCTATGTTTTTTACGTTAACGGGTGCTAATATAGCTGCTAAGGAAATAGATTACAATTTTAGTTTTTACTTTATGGATAGGATGCTATCAGAGGAAACAAACGAAACGGAAGTTTTATCAGATCAAACATTGGTAGCACAAGATTTTATTGCGCAGTTAAGATACCCAATGGATTATGGGATAGTTACTTGGACTTGCGGGGATAATATTCCAATGACATATTTCACGGAATCTGATCCTGATTTTTTAGCAGGTGTCAAGTGTGATATTACTTTGAATTTACCATTTATAAACAACAGGTGTCAAGTGCCTACAAATTATACTTATTAATGGAATCAAAAAAAATTAATCAGTTAGCGACAAGCGTTTCGCCACAAACTTCTGATTTAACAATTATAGGCGATCCGATTACAGGAGTAAGTAAAAAGATTACGTTATTACAGATAGCTAATTTATTTGCTACAACAGGTACAGTTACAAGTGTTGGAGTTACAGAAACAGGCAACGCTTTAACAATAACAGGCAGTCCAATTACAAGTGCAGGAACGATAAATATTGGATTTGCAGGGGATGCTACTCAATATGTTAGAGGGGATGGCGCATTGGCAGATTTCCCAACATCAACAGGTGGGGGAAGTTCGGTTAGTTACTATCTAAATTCAAGTGTAAGTCAAGGTACTATCGGTGGGGTTGATTATAGAGAATTTAGTAAAGACCCTATTGCAGGTGCAGGAACAGATATTACGGCTTCAACTAATGGATACATAGCAAGTTACTTAACTGATGCTAACGACCCTGCTTTATTAGAAGTACCTGCAGGAAACTTTAATTGTGAATTTTATTTTAGTGTTAATTCTAATGCTCATAATCCTTATGTATATGCAGAGGTTTATAAGTATGACGGCACTACTTTTACTTTAATAGGAAGTAGCCAAAGCGTACCTGAATATTTAACAAACGGAACTACATTAAGTCCTTATTATTTTGCTATCCCTGTTACTCAAACTACTTTAGCAATAACTGATAGAATAGCTATTAGAATATATGTTAATGTGGATACAAGAGTAGTCACTTTACACACAGAGAACAATCATTTGTGCCAAGTAGTTACAACATTTTCTAAGGGATTAACTTCGTTAAATAACTTAACAAGACAAGTACAATTTTTAGCGACAGGAACAAGCGGAACGGATTTTAACATATCAAGTTCAACGGCTACTCATACTTTTAATCTGCCTGTGGCTTCGGCTACAAATACAGGTAAGTTAAGTTCAACGGATTGGAGTACGTTTAATGCAAAGCAACCTGCAATAGGTTATACTCCTGCCAATGATAGTTTAGTAGTGCATTTAGCAGGTACAGAAACAATCACAGGAAATAAGACTTTGAATGGTGATAATGTATATAATGGCGTTAACGTATATAATACTTATCAAACAAGATTTACGGCTGGTATTGCAATTAATCAAACTTTAAGTGGTGGTGCAGTTAGTAGTCATACAGTTATCGGAGCAAATGTTAATGGATTAAATGTTAACTTTCCTGCAGGGGGATATAATAGTTTAAACTTTGCAAGTACAAGCGTGGGCAATACTTACACTTTCCCAAATGCTACAGGTACGATTGCATTAACATCTAACCTTAGTGGTTACGTTCCTTATACAGGAGCAACTGCAAATTTAGATATGGGTACAGGCTCATTTGGTATAAATACAGGACAATTCTTATTGTTATCAAAAAATGGTAATGATAGTTTAGGTTCAAGTGCTTATCAAGGTTTTTTAAATTTATCAGGAAATGATGGAATTTATTTACAATTAAATTCAAGTAATAATTTGTCTTTTTTTGGTAGAACTTCAGGAACTACTTCAAGTCAATTAATGACATTTACAAGAAGTGGTAATCTTGGAATAGGAACTCCAAGTCCATTGTCACCTTTACAAGTTGTGGCAACAGGAACTATTGTTAGACTTGGTGAGCAATCAGGTACAACAGGGAAACAATTTTTAATAGGCATAGATGCAACAAGTGGTAGAACAGAATTGCAATCAGTATGGCAAGGAACGAGTTTCACTCCTTTAATTTTACAACCAAGCGGTGGTTCAGTTGGAATCGGAACTACATCGCCAACACAAGGTAAATTACAAGTAGAAAATAGCGGAAGTGATGCATTAATAAATATAAATAATACTACAACCAATGGTTCTGCTTTATATATGACTGTATATACAAGTGGTTCATTAATAAGTTCAGGAAGAATATTGCAAGATAATTCAGGCAATATGAGATTCTTTACAGGCACTTCAAGTGACACCGAACGTATGCGTATTACAAGCGGTGGTAATGTTGGAATCGGAACGAGTAGTCCTAATTCACTTGGTAGTGGTGCTAATCAACTTGTAGTTGGTAATGGTTCATCAACACAAGGACTAACAATTTATACTGGTTCTACAAGTGATGCTAATATCTATTTTGCAAATGGCACATCTGGTAGTCAAGTTTATAATGGTGCTATTGTATATAATCACTCGTCTAACTATATGATTTTCGCTACTAATGGCGGAGGCGAACGAATGAGAATCACATCAGGGGGTAATGTTCAAATAGGTGGAACAACTGGAAGTGATAGCAGATTATATATTAAAGGAGTTTCTGCAACAAGTTCAAATAATGCATTATTAATACATAATAGCGCTGGAAGTGATTTATTTTTTGTTAGAAATGATTCTTTAGTATGTACACCTGGAACATATAGTTATGCTTATGCATCAACTGCAAACGTATTTGTCCAAGCGGATGGTTTTTTAGGTAGAAATACATCTTCTTTAAAATATAAGCATAGTATAGAGGATTATAAAAGAGGCTTAGTTGATGTATTAAAAATTAGACCAGTACTTTATGAATCTAAGAATCCAAGTGAAGCTGGTAAAAAGTTTACTGGATTTATTGCAGAAGAAATAGATGCTTTAGGTTTAACTGAATTTGTACAATATGCAGAAGATGGCACACCTGATGCATTGCAATATCCTCATTTTGTTGCATTATTAGTAAAAGCTATCCAAGAACAACAAGCACAAATAGAAGAACTTAAACAATTAATTAAAAATAAATAATATGAAATACTGGTTTATCAATCAAATGGCTTGTGTACCTAAAGATGGGGAATTAATTGACTTTGTAATTACTGTTGATTGGTCAAGAATGGCTAAAGAAACAATTAACGGAGTAGAATACTTTGCTTCGGTTTATGGCAGTCAATCATTCTCAAAGGATGATGTTACTAACTTTATCCCTTATGAGGACTTAACCTATGACATTGTTTGTGGTTGGTTGGATGCTTCTATTGATGTAGAGGCTTTAGACCTTAATTTAGATGCTCAAATAGAGAATCAAGTTAACCCACCGATAATTTCTTTGCCTCTGCCTTTTTCTAATCCTTAATCTTTATCTTTGCTTTAATGGCATACGTTTACAGACATATTAGGCTTGATAAGAATGAACCTTTTTATATTGGCATAGCTACTCATATAAAAAGGGCTTATGAGAAGAATCAAAGAAAAAACATAATTTGGAAATCAATAGTTTCAAGAACCAATTATGATGTAGAAATATTATTTGATGATTTAACAAGAGAACAAGCATTAGAGAAGGAAATTGAACTTATTTCTTTGTATGGTAGAATAGATAAAAAGACAGGCACACTTGCTAATTTAACCGATGGTGGAGAGGAAATGAATGGATTATGGAATAAAGGTAGAAAAGCATCTGAAGAAACAAAGGCTAAATTAAGAGAAGCTGCAAAACATAAACCCCCTCTTACAAAAGAAAGAAATTTAAAAATATCTATTGCATTAAAAAATAGACCAAAATCTGAAGAACATAGAAGAAAGTTATCAGAGTATTTTAAAGGGAAATCAAATGGTTCTTGGACAGATGAACATAAAAGAAAAACTGAACAATATTGGCTATCTATATATGAACCAATAGGTCAATATGATAAAAATGATAATTTGATAAAGGTTTGGTACAATAGAAGATATATTTATAAAGAATTAAAAGCTAATGCTGCTTGTATGACAGAGTGTTTAAAAAATTATAATAGAATCCATAAAGGCTATAAATGGGCATTACTTCCTTTACCATTTGTTAATCCGTAACAAAATACTATCTTTATAAAAAATATAAATTATGTTAACATTAAACGAGCAACAATTAAATGACTTAAAAGCATTTATTAACAAGATACCTACCGAGTTCGGATTACCTTTATTAACTTTCTTTGGTCAGCTTGAAATTGAGCAAAAGCCTAAAGAGGAAAAAACAGAAGATTAATGACACAAGATAGCAGTCAAGCATTAGTTAATACAGGTATAAGCCTTACGGCAGCATCATTAACACTAACACAGGTACAACCATTTGTAACTTTGGTAGCAGGTTTGACTGCTATTATTTCAGGGGTATTTGCAATTAGATATTACTACAAAGCAAGTAAAAGATTTAAGTAATGTATAAGAATATAGTAATAGCGATATTGGTTATTATTGTGTTTCTTTTTATAAAGGACAAATCTGAATATATAGGTCAGCCATCGGTTATCGTAGATACCGACACAGTTTACCAACAGAAAACTTTTACTAAGTTTATCAAAGGGAAATCTATCCCTTTTGTCGTTTTAGACACAATTTACAATATAGATGAGGTTCACGATACAATTACTATCGTAAAAGACTACAACCAAGTAAAGGTTTATTCTGATACTATGCGCATAGATTCATTAGGATACGCATATATTCAAGATACGATCTCACAAAACAAGATTCAGGGTAGAAGTTTTAAAACTGAAATAAACGAAAAAACTATTTACGTTACAAAGACTATAATACCAAAGCCTAAGAAAGAGGTTTACTTGGGTGTTATAGGCGATTTAAGGGCATTTGATAACAAATTAGGGTTAGGACTTGGTCTTGGGTATAAGACGCCTAAAAACGGCTTATTTACGATAAACGCGACTACAAATCATTATTCATTAGGTTACTATAAAAAATTATTTTAAAATGGCTTTACCTGTAGATTTCAAGACATTCGCTAAAAACCCTGTGGTTGCAACTTTATTCATCGTTCTATGTGGCATATCTGCTCTGTATATTGATGTGCGTTCTACCTTTAAAGACCAGATTACAAGTCAAGGGGTTAAAGTTGAAAAGTTAGATGAGAAGGTTGATATTATGCAAGTGGCTTTAAGAAGATGCGATTCATCTTTAGCATCTGCAACGGCTAAACTAAGCACGCTTGAAAGTTTGGGTAAAATTCAATCTATTAAGTAATGAAATACTTATTGTTTATATTTTTATTCGGTTGTACGGCATCGGCTCAAAACCAAAGTGAGGACATAAAAGATGATATTGAGTTCCAAAAGTTAATGAATAA